GATGGAAAAGATAAATACAATCTGTTGCCTTCATCATTCCATACTTTTTTTAAATCACTCATTTATTTACTTTTAAATTATACTACAAATGTACTAATTAACTTTTAATTATGCAACTTTTTATTAAAATAAATTTACTACCAAACTACCACCATCGAATAACTCAAAACACATTAACTTATAGTCTTTAAGACATTCTTTTACTATCTCTTTCATTCTATCAGATTTACCAGTTATGATAACAATCTGTGTTTTATTCTTTTGCATACATTCCCAAACTATTTCATCTAGTTTTCTACAAACATCTTGATGTTTAATTCCATGTAAATCTATTGTCATTTTATTTTTTCATTAAGTTCAACAATCTTATCTAAACACGCAACTTGTGTTGGGTGTAATAAATTTCTCGCCTCATCAATGCTAACCCATTTATAATCATCCATCTCTGGAAATCCACCTCTATCTTCTGGAACATTTGAATTACACTTTAGGTCAAATTTTGTTGAATACAACCCTATACACGTTTTTTCAAAAATTACATATGGATGTAATTTTTTCTTTTTATGTTTATAAAATTGAGTTTCTAATTTAATAAACTCATCAATGTAATTAGATAAGTCTATGTTTGTTTCCTCATAAGTTTCTCTTACCGCAGCATCCAAAGAATATTCTGCTTTCTCCACTTTACCCTTTGGGATACTCCATGAATTTTTATCATGATTAGTTGGGTGACAAATCAACACTTGGTTTTCTCTGTTTATAAAGAAAACACCAGCAGCTGTTACTACTTTATCCATTTTTTTTAATTTTATTTTTTCTATTATAACATAAATAGGCCATAATATTGTTATTGATATTGGTAATAATAATAAACCTATTCTATAATAATTTTTTATACTAACATTAAACTTTCTAACTGTTATTTCATGCTCACCACCAAACTCATTAAATAATATAGTATATCTATGATGTCCATCAATAATTGCATTATCTTTTGATACCCATATAAGACTAATATCTTCATTGTAATCCTCAGCTATTTGTTTAATCATAGCTTTTTGTTTTGTACTCCAATGAATATCAGCGCTTTTTTTTCGGCAAACTATGTCTTTTAATTTTACTTTTACTAACAAAACCTTTAAATTTAATACAAATATATAAATAATTTATTCTAAAAACAAATTAAATTGTTATAAAATAATCCTCATCTATACTAATTAATTCAATTTTACTAAAATTAATTAGATTTAAGATGTTAAAAGCCACTTGTTGAGCGTTATCACCTTTTTCAATAAATTCATTAGTTTTGTTAACTTGTTCTTCATTCATTTTAAAATTATTTCCAAATTCACCTAAACAATATTGAACATAGTCTAATGTATTTTTTGGTGTTTTAGCATGGTCGGCTATTTTAGCAGCCAACCATAACTTACACTCTTCTTTGGTGATATCATATTTATGACACCATCTGATTGGGTGTTGCCACTCATACAATTCAATTTTAGCTTTAAACAATTTATTAATATGTTTTGTCCTTTCTTTAGTTAAACGATTAAAAGGTTTAAAATTCTTTCTCATTAGTAAAATGTTGTATATTCACCGTTAATAAAATTAATATGTTGTGCTCTACCATCTTTATGGATAATCACATGTGATTGTAACCATGTACTAGGTCCATTATTGTAACCAACTCTAAGTCTAGTACTAGTTCCGACAGCTAACGCACCATCTTTACGACCTGGAGAATGGTAGTGTCCAACAATTATTTTCGTGTTTAATTTTCTAAATTGTAATAAAGAACCTCTACTACCATTTGAACCAATATCACCATGTTGTCCTAACTCCCAATTCTTAACTTTATATGATGCACTTCTACCTAACGTAATAAACTTAGGGAATCTATCTTTGATTAATTCTGGAATTACACCTATAACTTCATCACCAGTTGCGTATTGTCTTAATAATCTAGCACTTAAATCCATATACAATGGTGCGTTCTTGAATGTAGGTTGCTTTTTCCAATCCTCATTCTTTAACCATCGGTCAACAAAATCATCATGGTTTGAACGAACAATAACTACATTTTCAAAGTGAGAGAATTTAGCTAATACATCCATCATATTTTCGATTTCTTTACCTAAATCGTTAGTACCTTGCACTTCTTTACCATACTGAACAAATGGGTCTTTCATTTGATGATGACTAATTGAATCTCCATCGAATACGTCATGCAATATAACATGTTTAGGTAACAATTGACTTGTCATCGTTAATGTTGATTTAATAACATCATCATCGTGATGGCCACAGTGTAAATCACCCAATACCAAAGCTTCCAATTCAGTTAAATTCTTAACAATACCATTTTCTACTCTGTAAATTAAATCAGAAAAGTTACCGTTTTTATCATCAGCTGTTACTTGTCTAACAAAAAACACTTCATCATCTTTAATCTCAACAATAACAAACCCAAAAGTATGGTGAAATTCACCCACTTTACCAGATTTAGAATCAGTATAGTTTTGCATAGTAATAGCACCAGTTGTTAACATCATTTTAGGCACATTACCATCTAACACTGGAATCATTTCCATTTGCACTTTAGGACTACCAAAAACACATGAATTAACTCCACTCAACGCTTGCATACCAGTCATAGGGTTAACAGCTGTTGGCGGTACTTTAATGTCAGACAATATAGATACATACTTATGTATATCATGTCTGTTAGCATCTAAATACTTTAACACTTTATCATCCCAGAACTCTTCATTTTCTTGCTGTTCAGACCATATACTAGTTGGATTTTTGTATCTACCAGCAATTACATGTATATCAGCATTGATATGTTTAGCATATTTTTCAATATTTTTAAGGAATTTACCATGAACTGGCGTGTTATTTTGCGCCCATGTAATAATAAATCTCTTCTTTTCTTTATCAAATACTTTGCTTTTTGCTTGAGTATATTGCTCTGGTTCAACTTCAGTCTTTTCTTTAAAATTTAGTTTCTCTGAACACCATTTTCTAACGGTTCTTTCTGAACGTCCAAACAAATTTACCAAAACATTCATTCTATCATCCCAACTCATAGATTTATCAGTGTAAATCTTTTTAGCTTGTTCAATTACTTCATCCGTTAATTCTTTAAATTTCATACTTAGTTATTTATTCAATTTTATTTTTTCTAAGATACTAATTTAATTAATAATATCCAAACTAAATAAGCCTTTTTTTAACTTTTTTCTTGCTCTATGGTAATTTGTCTTAGACGTACTCTCGCTAATATTTAATTCTTTAGCTATATCTTTGTGTGATAATTCATCAATAGCATACATCTTAAACACTTTCTTAAATTGAGGTGTTAATGTTTCAATTAATTCTAATAAAGTATTGTGTGATATAGAAACAACAAATTCCTCATCATCAATGATTTCACTAGTAAAATATTCAACATACTCAACAGTTTTATCTTTTTTTCTCTTTCTTAATACATCTAATGTATAGTTACGCATAACAACACTTAACCATGCATCTAATTTAATATTTGAATTAGAATCCATTTTTTGTAACTTGTTGAAAATGTGAAGGAAACCATCTTGTAAACAATCTTTAGCGTCATATTCGTTACCTATATATTTTAAACAAATATTAAATAGGTGTTTATTATATTTTTCATATAATAATCCTTGTGCTTGTGTTTCTCCGTTAACACAACCAACAAATAATTCTTCATTATCCATAATTACCAATATTCGTATTCGGTTAAATCTAAGCTAGTTCCATCAGCACATTTTACTTCTACTATGTCACCCAACCCAGTTGGTGTGAAACAAAAGGAGTAGGCACCACCAATGGCACCTACATATACTTCCCCTTCCTTTTCGTTCTTTTCTTTTCTCCACTCATCATATTTTTTATGTTGTGCAGCACTCAAAGTGAACGTAACTTCTTTGTATTCTTTTTCAGCCATACACTTGTTTTTAAATGTGGCAATCAACCACAGTTATCAATGTATCTTCTGGTAAGTCTTTGATAAATCGGTCATAGAAATTCAATTCCCAATCAACAGCTTCATCATGTGTTTCATCAGACATCGCCCAAAAACCCATACTACCTTTCTCGTACCAAACACCATCTTTTACAACAGCCCACAAACTAAATGAAGAACGACATTTTGCATACGTTTCTTTATTCTTGTATCTTTCAGTGTAATACTCTGGTTTATGCCAGTTCCATTTAACTTGTTTTTCTTCATTTTTTGGTTCAGCACCTTCAACAATCAACTCCCAATAACGTAACGCTTCGTTGTAATCTTCTTCTGTTCTATGCATTTTAGAAAAATCAATATCTCTAACATATGCTGAATCAGTCTTATAACCTTCAGCGATTACTTTCTCTCTATCTTCTGCACGCCAACCCCATGAAAAATTTGGTTCATCAATTTCAACACCGTCTTTTACTACAATCGTACCAGCCCAACGACCACCTACTTCATACCAATCCCATTTAGAATCTGGATTGTATGTTGAATATACTTCACCATTTGGACCTAAATCTTCTGGTTCATAGTATTTAATGGCTTCAGCGTAAAGCTCTTCATCACTCATTTCCATTTTTTTAGGGAATATATTCTTAACGTATTCCAAATGACCTTCATTAGAATTTTCAGCATATTTAACTGGGTCAGCTAAATACTTAGCATAAGTACCATTCTTATACTCTTCTATTTCTTTTTTCTCGTTTTCAATTAGCTGCTCTTTAGTATATTTTACATACTTAGGCATTTCAATGTTTTCATCGTACTTAGCTAATTGTTCTTCAACGTTATCACCGATAACAAGGACGCAAAAATGTGACATTTTATTTATTTTTTTTTTATTTTACTTACTCTATTTTGTTTTCAGTATCCCCATTGTATTTTTTAAACCCTTTGTGTGATTTTCTTTCACCACTTAAAACTTTACTTAAATTAAATCTATGTAATCCATGTTCATCAGCAAATCTTTTTAGATTAGTACCAATATAAATTTTCCCTTCTTTATCAATAAAAGAATATTTTTTAGACTTTTTTTCAATAGTATCTTCATTTTGTTTTCTACCTATATTTGCCAATCTAGATTTCTCAACAGCTTCTTTAGGTTGTATTTTACCTCTATTTGAATCACCTATTTTTTTTCTTGTTTCTTCTGAGACAATCCTACCTTTTAATGAATCACTAATCTTTTTCTTTTGGTCTTCAGTTAAAACTCTTTTACTTGGTGACCCAGCTATTTCACAAGTATTATACCCTATAAGTCTGTCCCATGGTTTTAATTTATCTAAAAAATATTGTTCTTGTTGTAGAATATTTTCTCTATCACAATAAACTAACACTTCAACTATAAAATTTTCATTACCATATAAATTAAAAGCATTTTGTAAATGATTCGATGCGTGTTTATTATTAATTAAATCATTATAATGTCTATTAATTCTATTTCTTAAATTAACTGATGAACCGACATATATTTTATTATTTATTAAACATTTTATCAAATAAATCGCTGGTACATTTTTAAAATTTTTATATTCCATATTAAACTGTTTTTAATATAAATATAAACTAATACTGCAAAATGACTCATCTTTTTATTTTTTATAATGTTAATACTAGTGCGAAAACTAACCAACCCCAACCGTTCACACCCAACGCTGCTAGAGTTACAATACCACCAACCAATGCTATTTGCAATAGCGTTGTGTTGTTAAAATTAAATTTATTATTATCCATTAATATACCGTTTTAATTGATTTTAATGCTTCGTAGCTTAAATTATTTATTGATGCTGATACAGCCATACCAATTTGTTGTGCAACGCTAACAACTGTTATTTTTTGCTCTTCAATTGTTTCTAATGAATCACTAATAACCAATTCTGTTAGCATTGAGTTTTCTATGCGATTGTATGCTGGACCAGATAACACACCATGTGCGATTACTGCTGTAACAGTCTTAGCACCAGCATCTTTTAACACTTCAGCTGCTTTACATAATGTTCCAGCGGTGTCAACCATATCATCTAATATAACGACATGCTTACCTTTAACATCACCAATGATAATCATTTCATCAATTACGTTGGCTTGTTTTCTAGTTTTATCAATCATCACAATGTTTAAATTAACATCGTAACGTTTATTGATTTGGTCACGCATACGTTTAACACGTTTACCAGAACCAGCATCTGGACCACACAAGACTACTTCGTTGTGGTTATACGCTTTAATAGTTTCAAAAATATAACTATCAAATACGTGTTTACCCTCAATGTGTGTAACTGGGATGTTAAAGAACCCTTGGATTTGGTCAGCATGTAAATCAAAAGTGATTACTGATGTTGCACCACGTTGTTCAATTATTTCAGCCATTACTTTAGCACCAATTGGTCCTCTGCTTTGGTCTTTCTTATCTTGTCTAGCATATGGAAAATATGGTAAGATAGGAATGATTTCTTTAGCACCACCACGTTTAGCCGCATCAATAGCCAAAGCTAAATTAATGATTGCATCTGACGTGTTTGGACTAGATAACAAAAACACAGATTTACCTCTAACTGAGTCAGTGAAATCAACACATAACTCACCATCGGAGAATTTTTGTTTGTTTAAATAACCTAAACTAATTTCATGTTCCGTGCTAAATAAATTAGCTGACTGTAGAATGGCTTCAGCCAATTCTATTTTACCATCTAAGGTAAATAATAACGATTGATTCATATTTTATTTTTTACATTTTACAAGCCCATTCAAGGACTATTGAAGCACCCATAACCATAAGATATTGAATAAACCCTTCTTTGCTGAAAAGGCTATATCTTTCACTTTCTACTCTACCCAAATCTATTGCTCTGAATAATAAAAAGTAACCTAGGAAATATAATAAAAACTGTTGCATTATATTTCTTTTACGATGTATTCCCAACCAGAATCAGAGTTCTGAGTCATTAACGCTGCAAACTTTTCAGCATCTGGTAAGTTATCAAATTCCAATACTTCTGTGTTAATATCCAACATCAACACGTTTAATGTTTTACCATTTGGTTGTATCACTTTCTTTATGATACAGTAACTTTTTACATTTTTCATAGTTATAAATTTTAATTAATACAAATGTATGAATAATTTTTCATATAAACAAAAAAAAGATGAAAATTAATTCATCTTTTTCCAATTTCTGTCGTGATATTTGGTCTTATAATGTCCCAAATCAAATGATTTATTGTGCAATATGACATCTAACGCTAACGGTAGTTCATCATATAACTTATCCCATTCTGCTTTCTGTTCATCAGTATACTCTACAACATCATGTATTTCAAATGGGTCAAAATTCTCTGGCTTACCATTTAATATTGTATCGATAGCTTCATAAATAGTGTCAAAACCAAACGGAACTGAATCTTCATCGTCAGAAATATTAACAATAAGGTTTTTGTTTTTACTCCAACGTAAATGTTTTAACAACTTTACGTGTTCTTCTTTTAACTCAAACTTAACAACACTCATAATTAGAATGGTAATTCATCTTCTTCGTTATTGTTAACTATTGTCATAGAAGACAAAACATCTTTCTTAGTGTCTTTTTTAGTTTTAGTAGCAGTTGTTGGTTCATCTGCTAAAGCAATAGCGACACCTCTTAAATTGGTAAAGTATTTACCTTGCCACTCACTACCTTTCAATAAGAAAGCAATTTTAACTTTTTCACCTTCAGCATGGTCATCCAATTTATTGATACCATTCTCATCAGTAAATTCAAATTTTATGTGTTGAGGATAATCCTCATCAGTAACTAAAACAATTTCTCTTTTCTTGAAATTGTTCTTAAATTCTTGAGTATCAAAAATCTCTTTGATAACTCCTTCAAAAGTGTAATATTCCATATTATTTATTTATTTTATACTAATATACTAATTAATCTTGTTATAACCAATAAAAATTTATATTTCTATCAAATTTAATAATTCATCAACGACTTCATTAACGCCTTCTACAGCACTTTTTCTTACATACTCAACGTTCAACCCATAGTTAGATAAATAATTCATTGGCGATGGGTCTATGTAGATAATTCTACATGGATTACTATCATCTGATACTCGTTGTCTAACGTTTGTCAACAAGTCCAATGTATAACTTATTTGTAAACTAGTCCCAACTACTATCAATACGTCAGCGTTATAAACTGCATCATAAGCTTTATCAACATTAAAAGGATACTCACCAAACCATACAATGTGTGGTCTTAATTGAGAACCAGTTGTTGGACATTTATCACCAATATTGATGTCATTATATCCAATATCAATAACTTCATCAACTGGACTAGGTTTATGGTTATACAAGGAACCTCTAGCTTTTGTCAATTCACCATGCAAATGGATAATATTACTAGAACCACCTCTTTCGTGCAAATCATCAACATTTTGTGTTATGATTGTAACGTCATAAACTTCTTCTAATTTAACCAATGCTTTATGTGCATCGTTAGGTTCAACTGTTGGCATTTGTCGTCTTCTATCGTTGTAGAAATTAAGAACTTTTTCACGGTCTTTCCTCCAACCTTCTAACGTACAAACGTCTTCAACTTTATGGTTATTCCATAAACCATCTTTAGTGTCTCTAAACGTTTCAACACCAGACTCTTTGCTGATTCCAGCACCACTAAATACTACTACTTTCTTTTTCATTCTTTTACTTTTTTATAACCAGTGAACAGTTTTATAATCATAAAAAAACCACCGATAAATCCAAAATCATACCAAGCACCATTGTTATTAACAGCATATACAGCGACATCGTCCCATATAAGACTACCAATAAATGATGGAACCATTATCATACCATGCCATGTGCCACCCCAGAACCCATAAGTATGTTCTGTTTCTGGTAAACATTGCTGAACATGAGATGCGTCAGCACAACCAGTTAATGCGAATAATCCTAACAATATAATTAATATTACAACACCAATAATTCTTTTTCTTTTCATAAACATTTTTTTATTTTTTCTAATTTTTCTTGAACTCTTCTATTAATTTCTTCTTCAACAATTCTATCAATAGTTTTTTCTAATATGCTTTCCACTATTTTATTTATTTTATCGTCAACATGTTCAATCAATGTTCTTTCAATTTGTTTTAACTTAAAATCAAATCGTTCTTTCATTTGATTTTTAGTTATGTTATTTGAAAAATTAAACTCAGCGTCAATAAAATCATGCAATACATCTCTAACTTCTTGAGGTTTAACAACCATGACATCCCCATTTTTGTTTTTAAACTTCAATGTATCAAAATCTGGAGATTCTTTTGCCGAATCCTTTCTAGTTTGATTATATCTTTGTATGTCAGATATCCTAGCCATTTTTTGCTTTTAATAACCATAAAACACTATCCCAATCATTTTCACCATCGAATCCAGCTTTGTCTTCAAATAGAACATTCATGTAAGGTTTTTTATCGTAGTTACCATACCCTTCTAAATTTGTAGGTATCTCTGGGTTCTCATTGATATAGTCAAAATGAATATCATTCTCTTTAAAATATTCAATATATTGTTCAATTTCATGTGGATGTGAACATGTGTAAAGAATCATTACTACATCTTTCATTTTGCTAATCATTTGTAATGTTTCTTTAGCAAATGGGTAAAACTCTTTAGGTATGTTTCCATACTCATAATTTGGTTTTAAAATAGTACCATGGATATCGAACATAAAATACCCTTTATCCCACCCTCTTTTCTCTTTATCATTGTAAAAATTTTCAATTGCTCTAGTTATCATAACTTTCTTTTATTTGTTTATATTTATTTATTTTCCTTGATAACCCGAAATCATCACCATTATAAATGTATTCACCTAATTTAATAATTTCCTTACCCAAAATTCGTAAAACTGAACTTTTATTTTCTTTTTTTGTTTTTTTATTAAAATTAATTATTCTTTTAATATTATATTTAATACCCAAATTTTCACATAATCTTTCAAAATAAGTCCAATCTTGGTCATATGATGAAGTTATAGCAAACTGTCTAGTATAATCTTTAAAATAAAACGAACCATCACCGTCAATCAAACCTCTGAAAAAATAATGTTTTAAATCATCTGGTATTTTAGATAAAATTTTATCAGCTGAAATATATGATTTTTTATCGTAATTGTGTTCAATTAAAAAATTATATATTTCTTTATTTGAACCAATCAAATATTTAGCTGTTTTCCAACCTCTTTTACTTCTATCTTGAATAGACTTACCCCAACTACCAACTTTAAAAAATAAATTTTCGATTTCATCAATATCTTCTTTAACACCACCAACGTTAAAATGTCTACCATCATTTCTAACATGTCCATCAGCCCACATAAAACCTAAAATATATGCAACATAAGAATCATTTATATTTTCAAATTTTAAATAATTTAAACTTTTTTCTTTTTTTATTTTTAAAACTCTTAACTTATAAACTATTTGTTCAACTGGTATGTTTAAAACATTTGAGCAATAATATCTATCAGTTAAAGGATATTCTTTAATTAAAAAATTAATTTCATCTTCAGTCCATTTATGTTTCATATTTTTATTTTTATTATAAATATATTAAAAAACACAAAAAAGTAAAGTTATACACATATGTTATTTAACGCCCAATATGTTTTATCCCAACCTCTATTAACCATGTGTTCATAATGGTTAATTCTTATTGACCTTATTATACTCATTTTTTATAAATTAAAAATTTTATGAAAATCCATACTATTCATTGAATAATATTTATTGTCATGTTTGAAAAAAATTGTATCACCAGCATAAACTATATCAGTTGGTGTCCATTTTTCAACGATATCAACTGGATATATATTTTCACCAACATTGGCGATTCCTACTTTAACTGTATTCATTAAATTAATTCGATTTTAATTTTAGCTTCTTCCATCATTTCAAT